AGGGCTCCTAAGAGCCCTTTCCCCACCAACTGCATTCCACGCAAATAGTCAGCCAGTTGGTGTTAACCGCCAGTCTTCAATAGAAAACGATTTGAAATGGCCTTGAATGAGCATTGAAACTGTGTGCTCTTAAAGACCAGACCTTCTCGTTCAGGACCATTGATATCTCCCATTACACTCTTGCCTTCGGCAATCTTCAGAAAGTCAGCAATGGTAGTTGACTCATCCATTACCAAGGTTCCTAACACAGGCACATGGGCAATGCCGTGCTTGGTAACTAATGCCTTTCGCTCGCTAGGAGTAAAATAGCATCCACGATCAATGTCGTAGATGTCAAACACATAGTAAGCTTGTCCGCGAAGCTTGTAGGGGTTGCCTTGAATGCCTTCTCCCACCAGCTCGCCTTGTAGGGCAAGATTGCGGCCTTCTGCTCGCAGTTTGCTTTCTAGATTGTCCTTGACGGCAACCTTCCATAGAGAGTTTTCTGCGTTGGGCTTGAGCTCAAGATTGCGACTGCATACACCAAATTCACCGTTGTTAAGATACACGGTCATTGAACTACCGTCAAGCTTTTCGGTCATTTCCCAAGCATGAGACTCGCTGATCCAATGTGCTAGCTCGCTAGAAAGATTCTGAATACGCTCCTGATCTGTTTTTTGCAACCAACCAGGAAACAATCCTTTGACTTCTCCAGCAAGCTGAGCCGGAACAGGAGGCTCGTACTTTACAATGCCCAGAAGCTCACTGACATCAAATGGTTCATTGCTGGCCAAGCGAGTCTTATGAAACTCGTTGACCACCGCAGGGTAATCCCAATAATTGAGCAGTAGGCCTTGGCTCAGTTGTCCACGAAGCTTTACAGTACGCAGGCGCTCACCACGCACACCTTCAAACTCGCGAGGCTCTTGTCCTCGGCTAAGGAACGGTGCAAGCTCATGGGGAATCCAGCTGTCAATTTCACAGTAGATTGCCACATCCCCGGGCTTGAATTCGCCCTTCTTGGTAACTACTGTCCATCCACCAACTACTGCACACTCAATGGCATCCGCACCTTCAATAGGACGGACTTCATCAATTTGTCGCATTGTTGCCATCTTACGCATTTTAAAACTCCTTAACGAAACGGGTCTTATTGACATTGCCCGTTACGCACACGGCAGGGGTAACTTAGTCGCCGCGCTTCATCACAGTAGTCTCGGCCAGGCGCTTCCACTTGTCGCCTTCGCCGCTCATCTTACGCAGATCCGCAACCTTGATAACGGTGCGGAGGCTGAGCTCACGCAGACGATCTTTGTTGGTGTCAACATACTCGTAAATCTCTTCCTTGACACCGTCAGCAAAGTCATAATGGTCCAGCATACCGTCCATCACAATCTGCTTGATGCGAAGCATCTTGTCGCGAGTAGTATCCAGTGTCAGATCCAGATAGTGGCAACGGCTTTCCAATGCACCAAGGTGATCTTTGAGTTTGGCAGAGCGAACATGCTCAAACTTGATGTTGGTGATGAAGATAGCCGAGCCTTTGAACTCGAAACGATCCGGCACACCTTCGCTACGAAGCATACGGCTGTCAGTGTTCCAGCAGATGGTACGCTTCTTGCTAGAGTCCAAAGCGGCCTTGAGAATGTTCAGCGACAAGTCATCCAACAGTACGCTATCACAGTCGTCAAACACCAGCACATTGCCAGCGTCAGCATAATTGTAAAGCTTGCAGTACAAGCCAATGGCACTCATAGCACCCTTGACCACTTCGTAGCGAGGACGCTTGCCACCAATCTTGTCAAACATGGAAGCCTTGTCCAGAACCTTTTCGACACCAAAGCTCTTGCCCACACCCGGAGGGCCAACAACAATCATAGCACGGACCGAGCCGTCCACAGCACCTTCAGTCATTTCCTCAAGGATGTCAAAACGCTCACGAATGCGTTCAATGGCCTGCTCGTCAGTCTCTTGCACTTTGGGTTCCTTTCGCTTGGGTGCATTATAATTAGCGTCAATGCTGTTGGTAGCACACTCGGCGGCACTAGCCGGCACAACATCGCGCATGGAGTCAACCTTGACGCGAACTTCGCGTCCTGCGAACTCGCCCAAAGTTTCATCGGCAATAACAGTAACATAGCCACCCTTGGTGCCTTCCTTGTAGTCGGCAACAAGCTGGAATGTTTGATTGGAGATGTTGAAGTTACGGTAGGAACCGTTGCGGATAGTGATATAAGCTGACATGTTGTTTCCTTTGCGTGGAATGTTTAACACAATATCTATTATGCAGTAACAGGGCTCAAAGGTCAACCGTTTTTTGACGGTTTTTAGCGGTGTTGCACTTATGCAACACTTGCTGGGTTTGGGCCTTGTTTTGCATCATGTTCTTATTATGCTGGATCTGGGCCCAAAGGTCAACCGTTTTTTTGGTGATTTTTAGGGGGTTTGTAAGTCATTGATTTGTAAGCAGATTTTTTGTGGGCTTTTTACCACAAAAATAGCCCAAAAATGTGGCATTTTTGCAACACTTTTGGGCCTAAAAGTTAGTATTTGCTAACTATCGCAGTTCTACATCCTCTAGGCCTGCGACCCGCAGTTTAGTAACATTATTAATTTGAAATTGTTTACTATCAATGGCTTTGGTAAGGCCAATGAACTTGTTTCTTACCAAAGCAAACTCATTGACAATACTGTCCATGTCGGCCACTTCTGGTTCGCCATCTACATACTTCTCAGCGTCGCGACTGCTAAGAGTTCTATTGTAGTGTTCTGTAAATTGACGAAACTTGGCACTACGAAGTTTACGAAGCTCTATATTCAAGTGTTCAAGAATGGCTTCTATCTCCTGCAACTGATTAAAACGATACTCAACGATACCTGGCATTTCTCTGCTGGCCCGCTCTAAACTACCAATCATTTTGAGCTCTCCTCGGGCTTCAATTAATTGGTTTTCAAAATAGGCAATACAGTCAGGAAGATTTCCAATATCTTGTGCAACCTTCCTATACCATTGGCTCATTAGTATTCCTCGTTGTAATCGTGGTCTTCTTCGTCTGGTTCATCACCAAGCAACTCAGCAAATGCGGCCAATAGTGCGCTGTCGGCATCAGTGGCTTCTTCTTTAACTGCTTCTAGATCAACAAAATCCTCGCAACTTCTTAAGAAGGCCAAGGCTGCGTCTGGTCTTTCCTTCTTGTCAATGTACGGTTTTAGAGATAGCCACATTTGCACTATCATTTCACCCATGTCTTGCATTATCATCTCTCCATAGTTGGCGTACAAATTAGTACTGGATACTTAGTAATCCAAGTTCTCTTGTTTAGCCTTTTTAGTCAGGTATATTTCATTGTGTATCCAGCGATCTTGTCCTTTGCCGGATACTAAGAATCCCCATTCGCGCTTTTGCGGACCCGGCATAAACAATGTCCAACATTCTATACTAGGATCAAGTTCAATCCTATGATAGCTTTCGGCGCCGCATGTACGAAAATGTCCAGGGCCTCGCCAGTGTTGTACTTCTCCGATCTTTTTCCCAGTGTGGTCAAACTTGGGAGTCCATTCGTAGTATCCACCGCGAAGAATTAATGTGGCATACGGCCACGGATGATCATGTACATCATCCGGATCGCTTTTAAGGAACTTATGCAAGAACACATTGAAAGGAAACCATTTTCTGTCTTTGAGAAAAAGATAGTATCTTTCAAGATATGGTTCATTAGATTGTCTGTCGAGGATGACCCTATGACGATCTAAGCGTTGCATGAGTTTTTTAAACATAGTATAGTATAACAGAAATTTGTGTTAAGGCCAATATGTATTTTCACCAAGCAAGGCTCTAATGGACTGAAATTCTCGCCAGGCTTCTTTGTACATTGGATTTTCGCGCAGTAACTCTTGGTGTCGTTCAACACCCTTTGCATATTCAGTCACTGGCGATGAATTGTATCTGTCTGCTAACTCTATTAAATGCTTTAATTGTCTACTGTTCCTACTCCAACGCTCCAGTAAAGCGGCAGGGACTTCAAGGTGATAGAGATAATCGTCAGCAGTATTCACAGTGGCCATCATATCCGTGGCTGTATAATTGACTGGCATACGGTCTAGGATATAGCGGCGCAAGGGCTGTCTTCCAACAATCCTTGCACCTTGTTCCTGTAACCATGATTCATGGTCATCAGCCATGCCAATTACTCTTCGATTGGAGCAGCGTCGGCTTCACCATTGGGACT